TCCTCATACATCATACCTACATACCGCTTACGACAGAACAGAATGAACGGATAAAACGTTTTCTCGTACTCAATCTTATGTGCCTTTCGTCCCGAAGCCGTAATTCGTTCAGCGGCCTTCTTACCTAGCTCAATACTCTCGGCCAGATCTTTTGTAGCAAACTTGACGAAGATCGAATCTGTATCGCCATATATCACCTCTCCTCCAAACTCAGTTTCTACAATTTTTTTGGCATCGTAGATTTTTTGACGTCCCACTGCAGTAGTACATGCCGCAACTTCCAGACGCCTGATGGGCGAGGTGCGTGATCCACACTGACCATACACTGAATTGGCTACAACCTTGTATGCCAACTGAAGACCATTCAGTACCGATTTCTGTGCATCGTCATCAATCTTCTCCATCAACTTACGGGTTTCCTTACGCTTTTTTAGCAAGAGATCTAGAGTTAGAGGCAGAACGCCTACTGTGCGAGGATCTGAGTTTGGCTGGACGAATCCGCATGTTATACGACCATTAGCGACTTTATCTTCCCCAAACGTATCGTATGACACTTCATCAATTTTGTATCCTTCGGCAATCAGGTCAGCACCGTCAGGTCCTTCCTGCTTGAGTTTCTTTCCGGCTGCCGAGAAGGTTTTCACATACACCAGCGTATCCGGTGACAGGTTATAGGCAATCATGTTGGAAGGGTATAGCGAATTGAAATCAAGTACTGGAATCGGTTGGTCCAGATACATTCCAATTTTAGGAGGCAGGACGATTGCACCTTCATACGAAGCGTTTCCTTCCAATCCTTCTTGTGTCATAATGATCTGGTTACGTTTAGAAGCATTGTAAACAACAGCTGAGTAAATCTTGATTCCTTGCCCACGTAGAAAGATGTACTGAACAGGAACACGACATACATCAGACATTCCGCGCGCGTTTACGAGAGTGTCGAGTTTAGCCATCAAAGTAAGCACAAGATCACAGTCCTGGATACAGTACTTAGCAATGACTGCTCGGTCATCGGCAGATCCACGATGAGATGCAAACATCTCTTGGGCTGACGTATCATCTTTTGAAAATGACCATTCGAGCTTAGAGATTTCATCATCATTCAAATCGTGTAGAATTTTGGTATCTGATTTCACAATAAACGACCTGTCTTCTTTTTGGATAACTTGGAACTTTTCTCCTTCGCGGTAAGGATTTGTGGTATTGGTCATCACATCAAACCGAACTAGATTTCCTGTAAATAATCCACGAGTACTTTTTGTGTAAATTTTGATATTCAAGTCGTCAATACGTTGAATTTTTGTAACCTTGTCCCTCAAGAAAGTGTTGGCTACACTATCTAGCTTGTACGAATCCAAGTTTTGTTCACGACGAACGCTTAGAAGAAGATCTACTGCTAGTCGACCGTCAACTTCCAAATACCGTACAGCAAACTTCCCCGACGCCAACTCAAATGTCTTTTTTACAGTAGGTTTTCTACCCGACCAAGACGCAGAGTTAGGTTACGAAACTCTGCCCTGTCAGCAATATATCCATCATCAAACCCAAACGTATTATATCCCGCCAAGATATCTGGATTCTCAAACCTCACACATTTTTGGAACTCTTCCAATAAATGTTTTTCGTTACGACAGCTGACAAAGGTTACCGAATCGTCTTTAGATGGAGTGCAAGTTCCTGAAACGAAGACGAAACGCTTGTACGAGTTCAGCATATCGTCCGTGTAGCGAAATGAGATGCCTATCTGGATAATCTCGTCTTCTGGATTTGAAGACACAGGAAAGTTCCCAGATGCCGAGTACGTTTCAATATCATAGGCTGCAGCATACAGTGGGATATTGGCATTGGGCTCAGGAGTCACGTCCTTGTAGTCCACCGTGAACGAAACATCGACATTCTCGTCATCATCCGCTTCTTCTTCGTCAGCTTCAAATGAGATTGGAGAAGCTGGAGAAATATCTAGTTCGTGGAATAGACGAATGAATGGTGGAAGATTAGCTTCATAAATATCTTCCAGACGAATCTTACGATCACCGATTTTCATTGAATCCTTCAGAGTTTTTAGAGCAGTCTTGAACATCCAAATTGCTGGAAACGTAAGCTTCCACACTTTAATTGGCTTCAAACCACTGAATCCACGCATGGCATCCAACTTGAATTCTTGACTGATCTTCAAACCGCGCATAGGCTTGCCCCAAGCTGTTTCAATAGCAGACTGAATCATTTGTCCAGTTTCGCCGTCAGCTGATCGGAGATAGAAGTAAGGTTGGAATCCAGTAAGCCGGACTTTTGCGACGCGATCGTCATCCAGTCTACCAAACACATCAACAACGTACTTAAAGTTCGCATCGTTCTCCAGCCAATCACAAGGTTGGAGTAACATAGTTACTTAAATTAAGTTCGGATGAGTTAAATTCGTTTTATAGTAATAAGATGTCGTCTAACTATGGACTGCCGTTCATGTATGCCAATACCCGAGACGGATCGGCTTGGCGTGATACTGCTGTAAATGAGGCCAATACTGCCGGGCTGAAAAATGCGGCTCCTTCAGGATGCGGAAACAATTGGGCAGTCGCTGCCTCAATTCCCGGTCTGATTCCTATGGGTAACTATGGTAACTCCCCCGAGGGTGGATGCGCTATTGATACACAGTCCGAACTGCTGTTCGGTGCACCAGGTACGGTCCGTATGAAGGGACCTAAGCAGATATTTGCTCGTCCTTTCGCCACGACTCCTAACCTAGGCATGGGAAGCATTGAGGGTATTGATGACCAAAGCCGTGTTATGTTCGGCCATTCGACTGCGAACCGGAAGAGCATTCAGACGGTAACAGACAAACAATTTCCGGTATTTGAGCCTCTAATTGAAGAGCGGGTAGCTGACATTCCTGACCATAACTATTTTGTGGAGCCGTTTCTTCGGGGAGGGTTCTCGGCACGCCTAGTCCCGCGAAACCGCGTGGATTTGACGAGTTGAGGTATTTATCATCCATCTTCTTCAATATATCACGTAACTGCTTGATGTCCTGTTCTTCCTGGGTGTACGTCCTCACCGGCTTTACAGCTTCGTAATACTTACGAGCAGCGTTTTTAGATGGAGGCAGAATCTTGTCTACTGCATCCTCTACATTATTGGTTTCGGCATAGACTCTCATTGCTTCATCTTCGGAACATCCAGTCAATTCAATAATTGTCTGGATGTGCTTGTTCATTTTTGTAGTATTAATGTAAATAACCTGAAGATGCGTTTCATTGATGCGCTCTGCCCCCCTGCTCTTCTCTACCTGCTGTACATCGTGGTCCACGTAGGACTGGATATCACACTCAGCCTATATGCCACCGCAGCCGCGAAGGTCGTGATGGGCATTGCCGGTGTAGTGATTCTAGATGCTCTGTGCTCTGTTGATCTCGGTGTCGTTTCTTGGGCGATTGTAGCGACGCCATTCATCATGGTGGCGCTGGCAACCTCTATTTCGCTGGGGCTGGGCCTTGATCGCCAGGTCGGACTCGCGATACGCGAGGGGTTTGCGTCGCTCACAGGCGACAACCTGAAGAACCGCGACCGCCTAGTGTCTACCCTCAAGGACGAGGTTGGTGCTCTGCCGCTTTCACAGGATTCAACTTACTAAATTAAATGCTCTTTGTCGCTTGGCTGTATCACCAGATCTTCCACTGCTGCCGTCGAATTGACAGGGTCCTGTTTGCTCCCGACAAGAACAGTGATTCTGGTGTTCCAGTAAGCAGTCTTCCATGGCTATGGGTTGGAGCTAAGTACCCAACCGGATTGGTTATTGAGTACACGAACGAACTCAATGATAATATATATTTTGGTGCTCATGTTACCACAGAATGGCTGAACGAAGTATTTGAAGTGGCGGATGTTACTTGGCGGTACCTTGATCCTAAGACGTTAGAAGAGATTGATTTTCCTTCATCTGGATTTGTAATAGATGATCCCAAGCCAGCAGACTCTGAAAACAAGACTGACGCCGCAGATCCTGGCAAAGATCATACTGAGTAATAAAGATCACTTTGAAACTGCCGAAGAGTTTATTGAAATGAACAAAGTATTCGTAAAAGATACCTTAATTGACCGTTTGATGCTTTGGGTAGATATGGTTATAAGCCCTTTAATCACGCTGGTTTCAGCCGTGTATTATGGCGAAGCCCCGTCTATTTTCAGCATTATGGGGCTTTATAAAACTGTGAGTATGTGGAACGACTGGATCTATTTCCAGATCTTGAAGGCGGAAGTTCACGAATGGACAAGTATTGTCAAATCCATTGGTGGTCCGTTTATTGCTACTAATGACCCCGTATATCATTCTTACGTGTACGCTGATGGTATGCAGCGTCTACATTACATCTGCATGGGCGGCGCTCCATCCTTACCGAAAAACTGACTGAATGTCTTGAGAAGTTCAGCGCCCTGCTCGATCGCAGGTTTCATCTCAGACAGTGAACCCATTAATTCCTTTTGAAGTCCCATGAGCTCTTTGGTGTCGCGGCGCATACCGCCAATCTGCTCAGGGCTTAAATTACGATACGCATGTAGGATCGTCGTACCTACATCTACATGCGGGTCATCCGTCTTTGGCGGTGCAGGTTGAGGATCGTCATCTTTTGACTTTCCCTTCCCTTTCTCTGGCTTCTCATCCTTATCTTCCTTATCATCAAAGCCCTCATATGACCGCTTTGTGACCATTGAAATCAGGTATACCAGAACCAATCCAACCAGTACCGAAAGAGTATGGCTCAGCTTACCTACATGGTGAGCGAGGATATATCCCAGAATCACCCAGGCAATTGTCATAGCGAGGCGGCGCTGGTACAGAAAAACTGCCACTACGGCAAAAAGTAGACCGGCAATCAGTGTGTCCATTATTTATACAGCCTTGACAAAACTTCCAAAGCCCGAACTGGGTCCAGCGCCGTGGTCGTTGAACTTCCCGTAAAAGGGAACACCAACATTATCACGCGACGTTACACCAGTATAGTTCGCCATTCCCGCTACACCGTCGCCACCGAATGCAGCCGCAACTCCTCCATACTTACCACCGCCACGCATCTTACGGCGCGTACGGCGTCCAGCCTTCTTGGATCCACGACGCTTACGACCGGCACCCAGAACTGCGTTATTACCGGCGCGAGTCGAGTTAGCTACAAAATCACCCATCTCGGAGCTGCGTCCCCATTCCATAGCACCTGGAGCAATCGCGCCGGTGGCACCGTAGTATCCGCCACGCAACTTCCTCGTACGACCACCCTTTGTCTTGCGGACTTGGGTGGGAGGGAACTCGGCCTTGGTTCCCTTCGTCATGTCCCTGATCTCTGAGTCCGAAAACGTACCAACTTGCGATGGCGTCAATACACCTCCACGGCGAGATGTGCGTTTCTTGGTAGACTTACGAGCCATTTAATCTATAGAAGGAATGTTTTCCAGAACTGTCCATGATCCATCATCATTCTTCGAGCATTTGAGTTTGAACGACGAACCCTTTGAACGCAGGAACACTGATGTTTTTAAGTCGGGGACTTTTAAGTACCCTCCCCCCATAACTTCGTAACAATCAGGGATTGGAAGTTTCGTAATATCCTGACGGTCATCTGAATCTGTGAAGTACCCATGTTTACCCGGTTCGTCCGGATGCTCTTCGTATCCCCTGACTCGGTGAGTCTTATTCAAATCCTTTTTGTGAATTAATTGAGCCGTGAACTTTGTTGGATAAATGAAAGTGTCCATCAGATCTTTGAGCCAATGGTACCGTTGTTCAAAGGTAGAACAGGCAAATACACAGTTGGAATTGAACATGAAAATATCGGATATCACAAACTCGAACGGACCCATCTTTTCAGCTCGTAAGAAGGTATCTCCGCAAATACGTTCGTCCACAATACACGGAATACGACGACACTCCTGTGCGGTCATCCAAAGACACACGGGAATAGCGTTTTCGTATGTAAAGATTATCCATCCTGATGTTCCAGTAGTTTGAGGGACTTTAAAGGTCTTACAGTCCGTCGGGACGGGTTTCCTGAAGACCAGGCGGGAGCTCGGGGTCCACGCGTAAAGAGTCTGAAGCTGGTTTGCGCGGCTCATAGTCTGGTAATTTTACTTCCTGAGATTGCTGGGTGAAAGCCGGTTCGTTTTTCGGAAGCTGTGGCGGTCCCTGTTGGAGGTAAGGAGAGTGAACTGGTGGTGGCGGAGGTGGTGCCTGCTGCATTGGGACAGGGACATTGCGGTAAATGATCTGGGGTTCCGGTGGATACAGGACACGCGTAGCCACATAAGCAAAAATCTGTAAGATGGCTAGAACACAGATTGTTGCTAGCGCGATATACAGAACATCTAGTGCTATCATTTGTTGATCTAGTAGTTTTTTCAGGCATCGTCTATAACGTACAGTTCCGAGTACTGGTTTCCGATTTCCATCCACATCTTTTTGTGGTTGAAGACACTATACGTAACTGGTTCACTGTACATAACCTTTGCTGGAACTACTCCTTCCCATACTTCTTCAGTGTATTTTAGGATATCTGTATCAGTTGTCACAAAGTGACGGCGAATCTTCATTTGGGGAATGTATGCCCATCCGTCATCGCACCATAGGACCTGTACTTCCTTTGTTTCCCGAATTGTTGGGAGCTTGAATGGAACCTTGCGTCCGTTGTACCGTTTGATTTGCATTCTTTATATGTACTGGTACTAGACCCATTTGAATCCGTATTTCCGCAGATTTTTGGATGATTTCGCATAGATACAACGTGTCAAACAACGCATTATGAAGCTGCTCAGTTTTTGGAGGATGACCCAATACGTTCTCATACAGTTCTTTTAGTTTAGGATACTTGTACCCGTACCGGCCCGGAAGCTTACACATTGGCGTACCAATTTCCATCGTACAGAACTTACGTTTCGCGAACCCTCGGAACGGAATACCTAAATCCCAAATAATTGCATTTAGGACAACGTTCATGTCAAACTTTAAATTGTGAGCGACCATAGCATCACATTGTTCTCCATTGAATTCTTCTATCACATCCCGAAGCGGGATTCCAAACTCCAGGGCTTTATCTTGTGTAATACCGTGAATTTTTGATGCTTCTTCGGGGATTGTCCACTTACTAGGCTTTACAATATAACAATGTGTCTTCATCACTGAATTAGTGTCTGAATCGAGAACAGCCCAAGAAATGGACACTAGATGTGGCCAGTTGTCAGGTGATTGAATAGCTGGTAAACTCATATCTTTAGGAAGACCTGTGGTTTCTGTATCGAAGACTAAGATCTTCATTCTTAGTTTTCGGACCCAGGATTTAAACGATTTCGTTTTACGCAGTGTGGAGGAGATAGAACGATACAGCTGCAAAGACTACTGAGTGAACAGCTAGACCGTACGTTGTCGGGCATCCGCCACTGGAAATACGCAGCATCTCAACATAATGAGGGGCAACTGATCCAACGATTGTGCCTACCAGACGGTCAACAATGCTGTAGGTCGTAGGCGAGCTGAGTACGAAGAAGAGGACTGCCAGAGTGAAGGAGTGAACAAACTTCTTGCTGAACATTTATGCCTTACGTAGAAAATGTCTTCTGAGTTTGAATAATTGATTTAAGCCATTCGGGAATATTTTCCACAATATTTTTGACAGTGATAATGTCTTGAGGAACTGGATAATGAATATCCAACGTATTACTTTCGCAAATAAATAGACACGCACACGTCAGGAAACATATGCGCTGTTTCAAAAGACTTGGGTTCCAACGTAAGCAATGGAGTTTATACAGTGCATCAATATACGGGGCCAGAACTCCTGCTTGAGGGGACGACCTAGCAGAGCTCTGGACGATCTCCCAAAATATCCAAACAACATGTCTTGAATGGTCGTTGGAAATATAAGGGTTCGGGCGATAAGAGCAAAACAAGTGTTCTTTACGGGTCTTTTTGTACACACTGGCAAACTTCAAAATCCATGAGATCCAGTAAAGAGATCGCGTGAAATCCCGTGATTCGGGGCGTAAACAATAAGCCAGTTCGTTCAGAGAAACATACAAATCTAATGGATCATCTTCTTTCAGTAAATGCCGAACGTAATTTGACGACGGTGCTTTCAAGTTTTCGGTAATAGTTACCTGCTGGAAATCGTGTTCGGGTTTGATTGATGGAAGTGAAGGCAGCTTATTTTTACGAGTGAGTGCTACTGTTGCGGCAGCTTCACATACTAAATTCCGAACCGCGTTATTATTACGCATATCGGTCATAGCCATGAGCGAATACTGCCCTTCATATGGCGCGAACTTTTCATAAGCTTGAACAAGGTAGAGAAACACATTTGGGGCTGCACGATTAATATGCTTGGCTGATGATTCAAACAAGGTAGTCCACAAAGAATGCACAAGACCGGAACATAGGAGTTCCAGAGTCCAGTAGCAAGCGTAATCTGCGTGACCTAATTTAACGTTTTCGTCCAGAACTTTGTAGACGTGTGTCCGCAAATGTCCAGAGAAAGTAAATTTTTGAAAATCCAAGACTGTTCGTCCGTCGCTCACAACGACGTTCATTATTTACGGCTTTAGATGAGAAGCATATGATATAAACGCTAAATTCTTCGTTCTACTTTCTAAAATAATTTAAGTAGAAAAGTATAAACATAATAAATGGTTTATGGATTCATTTACAAAATTACCAATTCGGTAAATGATAAAGTGTATTATGGTCAGACCAAATCAAACCCTCCATCTCATAGGTGGAACCGTCACAAATATAGTAGTAAAAAAGACTGTAATGTACCGATACATTGTGCTATGCGTCTACACGGAATAGAAAAATTCAAGTTTGAAATTGTCTGTTCATGCGATACATTAGATGAGTTAAATAAAAAAGAGATAGAAGTAATATCTACTAATAACTCTTACTGTCCAAATGGTTACAATATTATGAAAGGTGGAGACAACTTTGAAAGAAGTGCAGAACATAGGAAGAAAATAGGAGATGCTCTACGAGGATTAAAGAGAACTCCTGAATATTGCCAAGCAATG